GATATTATTTTTTGGATTAAATACGACCCCACTATCAAAGTTGTTGCCGATGGATTACGGGATACTAATTTAAATTATATTCAGGAGATTGATGATATATTTGTTGGTCTCTATGAACAATATTCTGATCATCTGGAAAACACGCCATTCTTCATCGCTGAAGATTGTCCAGCCATCATTCCCATTGAAAATATTCCGAATCTTGATGATCGAATTGCTTGGGTTGGAGAATTTATCGATCAAAAAGGTGAATTAATTGAAACACAAGACAGTATCCTCGATCCTAAAAATCTGGAGATGATGGAGCAAATGCTAAAAGATCAGAGTCAATGGACGGAAAAAGATAATGAATTCAAGAATCTCACGAATCAAATCAAGAATTTTAAAATATGAGTGAAAAAATCGGAGTTGGTATTATCACCAAAGACCGTCCACAATTTCTAAAAAAATTGTTGGATAGTATTGATGGGTGTAATTGGTTAGATTTGATAATCATCAATGATGGTGATCCATTTGAATGCCCCGGATATAATTATTATATCCATACAAACGAAACAAATTTGGGAGTTGCAGCATCCAAAAATAAGGCAATGAAACATTTATTGGACATTGGATGTGATCACATCTTTCTCATTGAAGACGATATGTTTATTAAAGATCAGAACATCTTTCAAGCATATATAAACGCTTCAAAGAAAAGTGGTATCCAACACTTCAATTTCTCACAACATGGGTTTGCTAATAAAATTAGAAATAATGTGGGAGAGATTATTGCTAATCCTAAAATAACAGTGAGATACGACAACACTGGGATTTCGTTTTATCAACACTGTGTTGGGTCTTTTTCATATTATTCTAGAAAATGTTTGGAAGATGTGGGGTTAATGGATGAGCGATATTACAATGCTTGTGAACATGTTGATCACACGTATGAGATTATTAAAAAAGGATATCATCCTCCTTTTTGGTGGTTTGCTGATATTGAAAATTCTTGGGAATATATCGGTGATGATGGGTGGTCTTTCGAAACGTCTTCAATCTGTTCAAATCCATCTTTTACAGAATATGTTAAAAAAGCTGATAATATTTTCTTGAAAAAACATGGTCACTTACCAACACAAACACATTTAGTCGAAATGGATGATTTTGGAAAATATTTAAAAGAAATTAAGAAAAAATGGACGATTTGACGATTGTAACGTGTAATTATAACACACCTGATCTTATTATAAATCTTAAAAGATCTATAGAAAAACATTGTCCAGTATTACCAAAAATACTGATAATAGATACTGGTGAACATCCAATGATGGATTTTCAAAACGTTAAAATGTTGAATACTTCACATGGAAATGCTGTCAATGCAGCGTTTGATTTAGTGGAAACAAAATACGTGTTACTCGTTGATTCCGATGTTTTATTTTTGAAAGATATAAAAAAACCATACGAGAAATTCAAAGAAGGTGGATTTGCATTGATGGGAGAAGTTGTCGGTGATCGTGGTGGGAAGTCACTATACCCAAGAGTCAATCCGTGGTTTTGTTTTATAGATTTAGAACAATTAAAAGAGCATGACATTAATTTTTATGATCATCATAGAACCAAAGAAATAAAATCCGAAAGAATATATGATATTGGATCTACGATGTTTGAAGATGTTATCAAAGCGGATTTAACAGTTGCAAATGCTAAAATGGAGAATAAATATTTCAAACATTACGAAGGTATGTCTTGGAGAGTTCAGAAATATAACCCTAACAATGGAGACACTGATATTGATATTGGAGGAACTCATGATAATGTTCAACTTTACAAATTGGGTTTACAAGTGAGAGAACGATATATCAAAGATATTGCCAATTTATGAAAAAATTAAACGAATATTTTGATAAAATTTATTGTATAAATTTGGATAGACGACCAGATAGATGGGAGAAATGCTCTAATCTCTTTGAAAGAGATGGTATAATTGTTGACAGATTTTCTGCTATCGATAAAAATAATATTAAAAATGAATCGAAAATAGCAAATGGACCTCTAGCTTGCTTATCTAGCCATTGGAATATTTTAAATAAAGCTCTAAAAGAAGGATATGAAAAAATACTAATATTTGAAGATGATATATCATTTGATGAAGGATTAAATTCTTTTTTCGAGAATAACTTAGTGGATGTTCCCAATGATTGGAAATTTTTATACTTGGGTGGTAATCATTTGAATGGTTTAACACATGTTAAAAATAATGTATTTAGAATGGTGTCATCTCTGACAACACATGCATATGCTATCAAATGTGATATTATACCTCAAATACTACACTTGATCGCTGAAGCGAATGCACCTGTAGATGTTTATTATGCAGCTTTTCATAGAGCATTTCCATCTTACGTTTTGAAAAACGGTGAAAAGTCTGTGGCATGGCAGGATGATGATTATAGTGATGTTGATGATTCTAAATGTGATTATACTTGGTTGAAGTAATATGGCAGATAAACCACAATTATCATTATGTGTTCCTTGCTACGAAATGAGTGGGGTTGGGGCAAAGTATTTGAGCGAGTCATTATCAATTATAAGAACACAGGAATGTGATCTATCGAATGTTGAAATTATCGTTTCTGACCATTCTCTTGATAATGAAATTGAGAAGTGTTGTGATAATTTTAAAGATTTAAATATTAAATATTTTAAAAATTCTTATGGGCGTGGATCGATGTCGGCAAATTTAAATAGCTGCATCAAACATAGCTCTGGAAAATATATAAAACCGTTGTTTCAAGATGATCTTTTTTATTACTCAAAATCATTGAAACATATTTTGAGTAATTTGAGTGATCCTTGGTATGCTCACGAATATACACATTTAAATGGTGATTTAAATACATACTATAATCAAAGAACTCCGTGTAGTAATAATAATTTTATCAATGGTGTTAATTCATTAGGACCACCAAGTGTAATATATTTTATCAATGATGATAATTTCTTCGATGAGAAACTTTCATATATGATGGATACAGAATTCTATCACAGAATGATCGCAAAATATGGGCAACCGACTATTTTAAAAAGTGACATTCCTTTGGGAGTAGTAAGGACTTGGGCTGGTCAAACGACTCAAGCAACCACTAGTAATATGATTGACAATGAACATATTTACATTAAATCAAAATATAATAAATGATTACAACAAATTTGACAGGAAATTTAGGGAATCACATGTGGCAATATGCCGTATGTAGAACTATTGCAGAACATAAAGGTTATGAGTGGGGTATCAATTCTTCTCCAACTCATGATTATTTCAATGGAGATAATCAGATGAAATTCATGAATGTTAATTTTGGTAAACCAGTTGAGGGTATAACCAAAGAGTTTCACGAGAGATGGTTAAATATTCATCACGTTGATTCGGTCAACGTTACCGTCTTGGATAAGCGTCTTTACGATATTGAAGATAATACTATAATGTTGGGTGATAATGGTGCGTTTGGGGGATTATTCCAATCAGAAGATTATATTATAGATAGAAGATCTGATGTATTGAAATGGTTCACGATTAATGATGATTATAAGAAAAAATACGACGATCAATTATCGGATATGGGTATTTCTTTGGATGATGACTTATGTGTAATTAATTTTAGAGGGGGGGAATATACAGGACTATATAATGTTTTGTTGAGGAGAGAATATTGGAGGGATTCAATAAATCATATGTTGAAAAACAATTCAAATATGAAATTCTTGGTTATTACTGATGATATAAATCTTAGTAAAACATTCATGCCGTTTGATATCCCAACTGTTCATGTTGATGTTGGATTTGATTTTTATGTAGTGAATCAAGCTAAATGGTTGATTATATCCAATTCATCTTTTGGATGGTGGGCAGCGTGGTTGAATACAAAATGTAAAGAGATCATAGCTCCAAAATATTGGGCTAGACACAATGTAAGCAATGGATATTGGGCGACAGGAGATGTATATTCTAAATTTTTTAATTATATTGATCGTGATGGAAATATGTTTAGTTATGATGAGTGTAAAGAAGAAGCTCAACAATTTTACAAACAACACAATATATTATGAGAAAAATCTACGACTGCTTTATATTTTTTAATGAATTAGATTTATTAGAACTTCGCTTCAATATATTAGATGAATATGTTGATTATTTCGTGTTGTGTGAAGCAGATGTTACCCATAGTGGTCTCCCAAAATCTTATATTTTTGAAGATAATAAAGAGAGATTTTCCAAATTTCTCCATAAAATAATCCATATTAAAATTGATGATATACCACAAGATTTTACTAATCTTCCAATAATTCATGAGGCAAAATCATTTGATGAAGAATGTTTGAAAGATATTTATCAATTTATAAAAGATACTAAATTATTCATTCCTGAAATACATCCACATTATGGGCGAGACTTCTTCCAAAAAGAATCTGTAAGAAGAGGATTGGTGAATTGTTCGGATGATGACATTGTTATTTTATCTGATTGTGATGAAATACCAAATCCTGAAATTTTATTGAAGATCGACAAATTTATCGATACTGAACCATTTTTCACCCTTCAACAGACTACATATTATTATTATATAAATTTATTGAAAGAATATAATTGGAAAGGATCTCGCATCAGTAGATTTAAAAATATTAAACATTATTCATTTAATGAATTACGAGCACAACAAAATTGTGAAGTATCAAATGGTGGATGGCATTTCAGTTTTATGGGTGGTCGAGAACAAGTTAAAAATAAAATAAAAGCTTATTCACACCAAGAACTTAACAATTCCGACATTCTTGATAAAATAGATTTTAATGTTGAAAACAATATAGACCCATTTTCGAGAAGTAATCTTCAGTTAGTTCCAGTAAATGAATCTTATCCAAAATATCTATTGGATAATATTGAAAAATATCAGCATATGATTAAACAATAAAAATATGATCGAACTTCCAAATGTAACATTAATTGCCATGACATCTGTGAAAATTCCACAGACTATAAAAGCTTTACAATATAGCATGCGAGGCATAAATTTTGGAGCAGTTAAAATTGTTTCCGATGTCTCGATAGAAAATTTACCAGAGGGAATAATTCATGAATACACGGAAAAAATTTCGAATATTGATGAGTGGAATTATGCTATAATTTACAAGTTAGGAAAACATGTAAATACAGAATTTTTAATTTTGATTCATGATGATGGGTTTATAATCCATCCTGAAATGTGGAGAGATGAATTTTTAAAATATGATTACATCGGCGCACCATGGCCGCTTCCCAATGATGATTTCTCATTCAGAGACATAAATGGTGAGTTAATACGAGTCGGGAATAGTGTTTCTTTGAGAAGTAAAAGATTGACAGATTTAGCATCAGAATTAAAATTAGAGTGGAAACCTTTCCATGGATTTACTAACGAAGATGGATTTATATGTGTCAATTATCGTCACGTATACAAAGAGCATGGGATGAAATTTGCAGATATAGATGTTGCTAAATATTTTTCACACGAAACTCAACTACCAGAAATTGTGGGTATTGCACCTTTTGCATTTCATGGAATAAAAGGACTATTTGATTAAATATTGATATAATTACTTTAAACACCATTATATATGAGAATAATTTTAATGAACTTCTTTCAGAAGATTCATGGTTTTTTAAATTTAATTCGAAGTATATATCACAAAAATGTTTAACAGTTAATAATATAACATCGATTGATATATTTTTAGAAAAAATTAATAATTTAAAATTAAAATTTGATTTTAAATTATTGTATGTTGATGAACATAAAAATGAATCTATAAAAAAACATAATTTAAATATTGATGAAAATACACACGGGTATTATTATACCATACCTTATTTTGTTGTTATTGATAATACAAATACCAAATATTTATTAAATGTAGCTAGTGATTGTATGCATGATATTTTTATCAATGATAAATATTTAAAAGATTCTATGTATGAGCTTGATAATAATAAATTATGTTCAACTACCATGGTATCATGGATAAAAAATAATGAAATTAAAGAAAATGGAATTACTGTTCCTCAATATGAAGAAAATGAAAGTTTTAGAATTTTAAATAAATTTGAATTATTTAATGATAAGTTTAATTACAAAGTTGGATTTACAGATCAATTTTTTATGGGAGCTACAGATAAATTAAAAAATATTGATTATAATGTTGATGAAAATATTTCTAACATTATATATCATGGTCCAGATCATGGAGGAAATTGTTTTGAAAGAAGAATGGTTGGATTTCATATAAAATACAACAATTATAATTTTACTTATAAAGAAAATCAATATTATATCCACGCTGGACATTATTTTTAATATGAACAAAGAATTAGTGATATCGTTATATGATAGAGATATAAGTTGGATCAGTAAAATAAATCCAGATGTATCTGTTAAAATATATAGAAAAGGGAATTTGATAAGTCATTCAAATGAGATATTTTTGGAAAACAATATAGGTAGAGATGTTCACACGTTTTTTTACCACATAGTATCCCAATATGAAAATTTAGCAGATTATACATTTTTTTCACAAGATTATCCATTTGATCATATTGAAAATTATACAGATATTATAAATGGAGACATAGAATTTTGGAATGAGAAAGCTAGTCAACATTTCGAAGAATATTGGGGGTATCATTGGAATAGCATAGGAACAATGTGGGCTTTACAGCCATCTAATCAATTTGGTGGAAAGATATTAACATGTGATAAAACAGGAAGTGGAATGTGGGTAAGACCTCTTAATTTAGAGGATTCTTGGAAATTGTTTTTCGAATGTAAATGTCCTGAATTTTTTGAATTCACTCCAGGCGCACATTTTGGAATTTCCAAAAATCAAATAAAATTAAGACCCTTGACATTTTACAAGAAGGTATTAGAATTCTTGGAAAATGTGGAAGATGCTCCTTATGTAATTGAGAGATTCGAACCTTATATTTTTAATTCAACTATAAAATAATTATGATCTTAAAAGAAGATATTAAAACACTGGTAGGCAATCATGTATCGCCTTACATTTATAATGCTAAAGAATTTAAAGCTGGAAAAACTCCAATTTATTATTCTGGTCCATACTGGGATAATCGAGAGACAGAAGCTGCGCTGGAATCATTTTTAAATGGTAAGTGGATTACCGCTGGTGAAAAGGTTCATAAATTTGAAAGCCAGTTCTCCAAGAGGTTCAATACCAAATATGGTCATATGGTGAATTCTGGAAGTTCTGCAAATTTAATTTTAATTGCGGGATTAAAAAGACGCTTCAATTGGCAAGACGGGGATGAGATAATCGTTTCACCTGTTGGTTTTGCCACCACTGTTTCCGTCATTCATCAAAATAAATTAACTCCTGTGTTTGTTGATATTGAATGGGATACTTTAAACTTCGATTTAGAACAAATAGAATCCAAAATAACAAATAAAACAAAAGCTATTTTCGTTTCTCCTGTTTTGGGAAATCCCCCAGACATGGATAAGCTTGAAGATATTTGTGAGAAGCATGGTATCATGTTAGTAGGAGATAATTGTGATAGTTTGGGAAGTAAGTGGGATGGTAAATACCTCAATGAATACTACGTAGCGTATTCCAATTCTTTTTATCCTGCTCACCACATCTCAACAGGAGAAGGTGGTATGGTATGTTCAAATGATATTGAACTTAAAAAATTATTTGTAAGTTTGAGTTGGTGGGGTAGAGATTGTTATTGTGTGGGGGCTGCAAATTTGCTCCCTTGTGGAACATGTGGTAATAGATTCGATAATTGGTTGGAGAATTTTGACGGTGTTATAGACCATAAATATGTTTTTTCTGAGATGGGGTATAATTTAAAACCTTTAGATTTACAAGGTGCTATTGGTTTGGTTCAGCTTGAAAAATTAGATGAAATTGAATCCAATAGAAGAAATTCCAATCGTAAAATATCAGAAATTTTCAATAAACACATCTCTAATATTAGAAGTCCGAAAGTTTTAGAAAAAGCAGATCCTTGTTGGTTTGGCACACCATTTATCTGCGAAGATATTGGCGTTAAGCATAGAATCGTTAAGCATTTAGAAGATAACAAAATTCAAACAAGAAATTATTTTGCTGGAAATATTCTATTACATCCTGGATATAAAGACTTGGACGATTTTAGAAAATACCCAGAAGCTAACAAAGTGTTGAATTCTGTATTTTTTGTTGGGGCTGCACCGCATTACACGCAGCCAGTATTTGATTATATTGAAGACGTAATTTCAAAATTCCAATGATATCTGTATTTGGTGGTAGTGGTTTTATAGGACAGGCTTTTTGTGATAAAAAGAAGTCTGATGTAGCAATTATAGATAGAAATTCTTTCACTCCTATTAGTGATAAAGTTTTGTATTTGATAAGCACTGTTGATAATTACAACGTTTTAACGGATTCCAAGTTAGATATAAATACAAATCTGATTCATCTTATGAACGTATTGGATGAATGTAGAAAAATAAAAGGTATGGAATTTACCTTTATAAGTTCTTGGTTTGTATACGGGGACACCACCCTTCCAGCTAGAGAGGATTCGATTTGCAATCCAAGAGGATTTTATTCTATAACTAAATATGCGGCTGAATTGTTAATTCATTCTTATTGTAAAACATTCAATATTGACTATAAAATAATCAGATTGGGTAATGTGGTTGGAAATTCTGATTCCAAAATTTCAAAAAAGAAAAACGCTCTTCAATATTTGATAAATGAGATGAGGGAAAACAACCCAATTAACCTTTATAATAATGGTAATTTTTATAGAGATTATATTCACATAGATGATGTCGTGTCTGGTATTGAATTTTTGATGGACAGGGGGCAAAATGGTGAAACGTATAACTTATCAGGTGGAAAGCCAATTTTATTCAGAGATATCATAGATTATGCATATCAAGCACTGGATTCTTCCAGTGAAATAGGAAACATGGAACCATCGGATTTCCATAAAATAGTACAAGTTGAATCAATGTATTTGGATACATCGAAAATAAATGATATGGGATTTCACACAAAAAATAATATAAATGAAATTATAAATAAATTATTATGAAAACATTGAAACAAATTTTAAATGAATATAAACTGAATATTTTCGATGAAGAAAATATGAGAATTAATCCTAATTATGGAACAGATAAAGGTCATCCAAAATCTTATATAGATAAATTTTATGAAGATTTCTTTAAAAAATTTAAAGATAAGGACAACACTATAGTTGAAATTGGAGTTAGAAGCGGAGCATCTTTAAAATTATGGAGGGAATATTTTTCAGAAGATAGTAAAATATATGGTTTGGATAATCTACATGATAAAAATGAACATTCGGTGCCAATAAATAATGAATGGATTTCTGGGAAAAATGTTGAATATATAGTAGGAGACGCATACACCGAGGAAATAGCAAATAAATTTGAAAATATAACGATTCTTATCGATGATGGTCCCCATTCTCCAGATTCTCATGTCAGATTATTAGAATTATATTCTGATAAAATAGAAAAGGGAGGTGTCATTATAATAGAAGATGTTGGTTATGATCCAAACGGATTACTCAACATATTGAAAAAAATTCCAAATGCAGAATTTTCATATTTCGATTTCGGAACATACTACGATAACAAAATTATATTATTTCAATTTTAAATATGAATAATTGTTATGTAAATGTTATTGGTGGTGTGGGTAATCAGCTATTTCAAATAGCTGCTGGTTATGCTTATGCCAAGAAACATGGTAAGAAATTGATCATCAACCCTTATAATTGGTTTGCTGGTCAGGGAACTAATCCTTTGGTGTATAAGGATACAATCTTCAAGAATTTTGAATATGGTAATTATAGTGAAAATGTCACTCCCATTCAAGAAAAAAGATTCAATTATGATGAACCACCCTTCATAGAAGGCTCTGTATCATTCAACGGATATTTTCAATCCTTGAAATATTTTGAAGAATATAAAGATGAATTTATTTCTTTATTAAACTTGCCAGAAGTCGATGTTCTTCCTAAATGGGGGAACAATCTGAATATTGCATTTCATATAAGACGAGGTGATTACTTGAATCATGCAACAATACATTATATATGTAGAACCGAATACTTTAATAAATTATTTGATATTTTCACACCTGAAATAGTAAAGAATACTAAAATTCTTGTATTTACAGATTCACCCGAAATTGTTTTAGAAGAATTTAAAGGTAAAGAATTTATTATAATGAAATCAGATTCTGATATTAAAGAACTTGCATACATGTCAAAGTGTGATATCGTAGTGGGGAGCAACTCTACCTTTTCTTGGTGGGCAGCTTTGATTGGTGATAAGATATCTTATTTCCCTTCCAAGTGGTTTGGCGATGGTAGAGAAGCGACTGATATTTACTATGATAAAATGATTAAATGTGATGTTTGAAATTAATAAAATATATAATGAAAATTGTCTGGATACTATGGATAGGATGCCAGAAGAATCAATTGATTTAACTGTTACCAGTCCTCCATATGATGATTTGAGAACTTATAATGGCTATTCCTTTGACTTTGAAAATGTAGCCAAAGGGCTTTTCAAAGTCACTAAGAAAGGTGGAGTTGTTGTTTGGGTAGTTGGTGATCAGACTAAAGATGGTGATAAATCTGGAACAAGTTTTCGACAAGCTCTTTACTTCAAAGAAATTGGTTTCAAATTACATGATGTTATCATTTATGAGAAGAGCGGAGTCTCACCAGTGAAAAATAGATATTACCCTGCTTTCGAATACATGTTTGTCTTATCCAAAGATAAAGTCAAAACATTTAATCCTATTTGTGATAGACCAAATAAATGGAGAGAGCGTTGGGGTAAGACTCGCCAACGTAGAAAAGCAGATGGAACTATGGGTGAGAAATATGAAAGTAAGATTGCTCCTGAATTTGGTATTCGACGTAACATTTGGAAGTATACACAAGGAGGTGGTTATGGGTCTGATGATAAAATCGCATATAAACATCCAGCAATCTTTCCCGAAAAATTAGCAGAAGATCATATTTTAAGCTGGTCAAATGAAGGCGATTTGGTATACGATCCATTCATGGGAAGTGGGACTACTGCTAAAATGGCTATTAAGAATAATAGAAATTTTGTAGGCAGTGAAATCAGTGAGGAATATCTAAACATCATCAATAATCGCTTATGTTTAACACCATAAATCATATTATTTTTGATAAGAAAGGGGAGATGACAAATGAATTGTTGGAAGAATTTTCACCATACATGGTCACTCGTTACTTGAGTTTCTATGATAAAGATCTGTTGAATTATGCTAATGAGACAGTGAATAGATACTCACAGATATTCGATACGGATGAAGAAGCATTTCGATTCTTTGAAAATGTGATTCCCAAATTGAAAAGAAAAAATATTAAATACATTTCCAAAAGAAGAAATGGTTAATTGTTACAAATTGTATTAAAAAAATCAATATGTGTTGACATCTAAAAAATAATCAATAAGTATTTTTATGACCGTATCTATTGATGTTTTAGCTCCTCAAAAATCCCACATTGATCTCAGTGATAAAGCACTACCAAGTGATTTTGGTTTGGATGATTATAGTTTATCCAAACTTTTTGATGATGTAATGCTTCTTGAATATTGTGATTTGGTTGCAGGTGAAGAAACAGGTGACTATATTTTACGTGGGGGAATCGCAATTCCTGTTGCACAAGTGCATAATGCTTGGAGAAAGGGAAAAGTCATCCTTAAAGGACCAAACGTGCGATATACTGAAGTTGGTGATATCGTAGTATTTCCCAATAACATGGGTATTCCAATTAGTAATTTGGAAGTAACAGGTCATGGTAAAGTGAAGAACGCTTTGTTCTTGAACGAGCAACGCATGTTTGGCGTTTGTGAAATAAATGCTGAAAAAGTTAAGAAGAACTGAATTACAATCGTTATTGAAAAATAACGTTTGTGATTTATTGATTGCTCGTAGACGACCTGAACGCGCACCGGGACGATTCATTATGCGTCAGATGTTATGCACGAACAGCATGGAAATTCTTAGATCGGAAAATGGTTTAAGAACTTTGAATTATAGTGGTTCTTTTGAACCTAAAAAAGTTGATGAACGTAAACATAATCTAGTCGTTACGTGGGATATCTTCATGCAAGACTACCGAAATGTTTCAATGGAAATGTGTTATCTTGTTCAAAAAATTCCAGCAGATGATAATTTTTGGAAATTCTTTAATGAAAATATATTCACCATGAGCCCAAATGAGAAATTACAATATATGGACGACAAACTCAATCTTGACCCTTATCCATGAATAGAATAGAAGATCATTTAAAAAAATTAATTTTCCGTGATGTAAAATTTGTTTTGAATTCCCGAACAATTAAATCGGGTAAAATACAAATGTTTAATACAAAACAGAATTTTGTAAGATTTAAAATTGAAGAAGATGGAGAAATGAAAGAATGGGAACTTTCTTATCCATATGATGTGAAAATTACAAATAATGGATTTATTTTTGATTACGCTCTAAGCGCATTTTGCCCAAGAACCGAAGAAGTATATTGGAAAATGAAAGTGATGAATAAACCAGAAGCATCCAAATTTTTCGATAATTACCTTTACGTCTTGACATCCTAAAATTACGTGGTAGGATTTCAATATCAAATGTCTTTTGATGTTGAAAATAAAATCTTAGAAAATGCGTAACTTAATATTAAACTTTCCAGACGGATTTAATCCCCGTGATAAACAGGCTCAAGCTCTTAATGCTATTGAAAAAGCATTTGAAAATGGAAAAAAATTTGTAATCGTTCATGCTGACACTGGTGTTGGAAAAACACACTTAGCTAAAACTCTTGGCAATGTGTCCAGAGATGTTCCAGTTGAGTTTGAAAGAGTTGTTAAAAATTACAGCATATTTGCTGAAAACGGTGGAGAATTGGTAGCCGATTTACAATCATTTGGGTGCTACTCTTTGACGATTACTAAATCGCTGCAAGACCAATATCAGAATACTTTCAATGAAACGGGAGTTCTGAAAGGGAAGAGTAATTATCAATGTGACGTAGATGATACTCTATCTGTTGATGTTGCTCCTTGCATCTATGTTGCAAATCAGAAGAATGAGTGTTGGAAAGCAAATCGTTGCCCTTATTACAATTCACGTAATAATATGCTCACATCAAAGTTCTCTGCTTTAAATTACAGTATGTTTTTCTCTCTCCCCAATCATTTGAAGAAACGACAAATCATCGTTTGCGATGAGGGTTCGGAACTGGAAGAACAATTAGTAGGTCAATTCACATGTGAGGTAAATATCCCATTTCTCATGAAGACACAAACCATGGTTACACCGTTCCCAAACGATGATAAAAATAAAACCAAAGTGTTGGCATGGGTCAGTAGAGTTGCAGAAAGCGTAATCAATTCTGTTGAGACATATAAAAATTGGTTTGGAGAGAATAGCAATAAAAAAGATATTATTACATTCAATAAAAAGAAACAGGAGTATAGCAAACTCACCAATCTTCAAAATTCTTTAGGATTGTTGATTGAGACTTTTTATGATAGTGATTATATTGTGGAAAGATTGGAAGATAGTATCAGATTCATTCCATTGAAAGTTGATGTTCTTTCAAACTATCTGTTTCAGTATGCAGAAAAAGTGGTTATTCTTTCTGCAACGATTATTGATTCTGATGCTTATTGTAAATCTCTTGGTATCAAAGATTATGAATACATTCACATTGGAACAGATTTCAATCCAGAAAAATCTCCAATTCATATCATGGCAAAACAGAAATTAAATTTCTCCAATTTGAAATCCATGCTTCCAACTTTGATGAAACAAATTGGAGGTATTATGGAACACCATGTTAATGAAAAAGGTATTATCCATACCCACACTCAATATTTGGCTGATTACATTCGAGAAAATATAAAATCAGATCGTTTGCTTTGTAGAGAAGCAGGAGTGAATAATGAACAGCTTTTGGAAATCCATGAATCGTCTAGTGAACCGACTATTTTGGTATCTCCGTCAATGACATATGGGGTGGATTTAAAAGGTGATTTGTCTCGATTCCAAATCATTCTCAAAGCACCATGGCTACCAACAAAGGATGTGAGGGTAGAAAAATTGATGAAAATCGATAAGGATTGGTATGGTAATGCGATGCTAAAGACTTTGCTTCAGGCTTGTGGTCGTAGTGTTAGATCGGAAGATGATTATTGTGAAACATATATTCTTGACGGGAGCATTTTTGATGCTATAAACAGGAACAAGAAAAAGCTTCCTAAGTTCTTTCTAGACAGATTTAACTGATATGATCAAATTAAAAGAAACAATTAAAAAAGCACTGGAGAAAACCTATTGGGTAAATTCAGTTGGTGAATTTAAGAACCCTTCCGACTACCCTCAAGAATTTGAACAGAAATTTGGTAATATTTCTCTGAATACGATTGTGCTTGATGATTATCTGGTGGATGCTCGAAGACTCGATGATATTCACGATCTTTTCAAAAGATGGAAATTTGATGTAACTCATCAACATAAAATCAATGATTTCAAATCTGGATATTATTTTAATGAATTTTTATATTTGATGGTTCGTTGTAATTTCGGTTTACCTGAAAACAAAATTAATAAAGAGGGTGATGATGATGATGTAGAATTTATTGCCATGGAAAGCGGAGTTGTCTCCATATCTTTTTGCCCTCTTCTTAAAAATAAAAATGCCATTGAAAAATTGCTAGAGGAGTTAATCGACATGAATGTTCTTTTTATTCCTGATTCGGAGAAGAACTTTTACATGATCGCTCAGAATGCTCAAGGTTTGTATAAACAAAAAACCACTTTCAATAATATTGAAATTAAAGACGGGAGGTATGATCTATATTATGGTAAAAAATGTCCTATTGATAAATTTAAACAATTTATGAGAGATGACAACACTGAAAGTCTTTTGCTTTTACATGGCGATCCTGGTGCTGGAAAATCTAATATGTTAAAGAATTTAATTTTAGAGACGGATGAAGATGTTATTTATGTTCCACCTTCTATGGTATCAGTGATTTCATCTCCTGATTTTATTTCATTCATGATCAAAAACAAAAAAAACTTTTTGATTATCGAAGATGCCGAGGAAATTTTATCAGTTGATAGAAATTCTGGAACAAATAACCTACTATCAATATGTGACGGATTTCTTAAAGATGCATTACAGATGAAAATTATATGCACTTTTAACTGCGATCTAAACAAGATCGATCCAGCTTTGTTGAGAAAAGGTCGATTATTTTTCGAATACAAATTTGGTGCGTTATCAAAAGAAGAGGTTCAAGATTTATCAAATTTTTGTAATTTAGGGTTGAAAGTTGATAAAGAAATGACGTTAGCAGAGATTTTCAACAGCGAAAAAGATGTGAGCATTGAAAATTCATTTGAAGAGAGACGGATCGGATTCTTTTAATAATTTATTTCTTTTTCGAGATTCCAACATTTTAATTCTTTGTTCCTCTGGCATTTTCTTTCCTTTATTAACATTCGGGATTCCTTTCCTCAACCCTGCCAATCTTTGACGTTCTTCTTCAGAAACTTTTTTGCCATAATTATTATGTTTTTCGCCACTTCTAGCTATCGACATATTTATTCTCGCTTCATCACTCATTTTAGTTCCTTTTTTTAATTCCGACATTCGTTTTTTACATTCTTCAGTATGTTTGAATCCTGTGAAAGATTTCACCCTATTTGATATTGCTTCGGGCGACATCTTCTTACCCATTCCACCCAAAGATATTTTTTTACGATGTTCTTCTGATAATTTCTTCCCTGTTCTAACTTTTGATAATTTTTGTTTGGTTTCATCCGAATGATTAAAACCTATCATGCTCTGTCCTCTTTTTAATACATTATAACCATTTGGTTCCAGTGAATTAAATTTTATAATAAGTTGTTCTTCTAAATCGTGTAATCCTTTTTTATCAAAATCTGTGAGATAATAAATATCGATATCAAAATTTTCAATACCATATTTGTTTATAGCATTATGAATAATTTGTTTTCCTTTACTTCTATAACCACAAACTCTCTGATACATATTAATACTTTCCCCAATATAATACTTCCCATTCACTTCATTGCGAATGATATAAACACCAGCCTTCTTTTCAAATTTATCAGTTAATTTCATTCAACGTCTCCTCTAGTATTCTTTTGATATATTCGGTCATAGTCAGACCAGATTTCTTTGCAATCTTACGAATTTGCTCCTTCATTTCCAAAGTCACATAGAGTTCTATTTTTTTCTTTATTGTTTCCATATATCATTACTTAGTAAATTTTAATGATTTTTTCATGATTTTTACATAAAAAGTTTAATTAGGAATTTTTAATTAAGTAATACTGTAATGCGTGATTACAGTTATTTTTTTGAAAATTCCAATCTCCTCAACATGTTTGTGGCAGCGTTTGATGATGCATTTGTGTATCGTTATGATGCGAAAACCAGACAATCGAAGGAGAAAATTGAAGTTCGGTATGTAAACGGACCTAAACACCGTGTCCTACATGATCTCACTGATCGAGCCAAGACACTGACATTGCCAGTAGTGACGATTGAGCAAACAAGTTTGGCTCGTGATCCTTCCAGAATTTCAAATAAAGATCAATTTCTATATAGAAAACAGTTGGATTCTACCAATAGACTTGCGAAAATTCCAACACCAATTCCTGTCAATCTCACTCTAGATGTGAATATCATCTGTTATTTCAAAGAAGATCTGGATCAGATTATCCAGAATTTCGTGGTAAATTGTAATCCATATATCATAGTTTCTTGGCAATTTCCTGAAAAATTCAACATGCCATTCATTGATGAGATTCGTTCGGAAATTCAATGGTCGGGAGATATTTCCTATGAAAATCCCAAAGACTTATCTCCTGATACAAAATGGAGAATTTCTGCATCCACATCATTCACGGTCAAAGGTTGGTTGTTCAAAGATTATAACCAGACTCAAGCACCGATCTATGTGGTTAATGCAGATTTCCATGCTCTTGCTGTCAGTAATAGATTTTGTGATTACAATCTCTTCGATGCTATCAGTGCAGAAGGTGTTCAAACAGAAAGCGTATCAATCAGTGCGTATCCAGAATTCACCAATTATTTCATCAATGGTATTCATCAGGGGGATTCTCTAGTGGTCACGAAACTGAATGATAGAAACTTTACGTTCTATGGGAAGCGATTTAATTATAATAATACTTGGTATCTGTCTGGTGCGTATAATATTCCTCAATTGATCTATACAGAGATTGACACTGCCAAGTTCCCCACCATTTCTGCCTATAAGTTACCAGAGAATGTGATTACCACGGTGAACGATAATATTGTCACAGTGTCGCTAAGTTCCAATTATTTTAGTAATTTGTCAGGTAATTATGTTTTCGTGACGGCAAATGACGCAGGATGGGTAAGTTCTGCTTGATTTTCTTAAAAACTAGAACATACTCATCATCAGTATGAAAAAAAAAACAACTGATTGAAGCTTTGAAGGCTTTTGGGGATGACGATCATATTATGATTGGAGATGATGCGATGTCTTACGTTCCTAAAATTACTAAAATATGTGGTGGTAGGGTTCCATATATGGTTTATTATTGTGATAAACCCGAAGGACATAATGGTAGATGTTGGTGTTCTTGTAAGAATCTGTATTTTGATGCTGAAATGTGGTAATAATTACTAAATATAAATATGACCACTAAAGATCAATCTGCAATTTCAAATCTTATAACAGAGATGTATTCAGAACAATCAGGTATTGTTAAATTGGAGCAAGATGAATTTGGAAATCTTTCGACCAGAACACCAGACGGTGAATTGGAAATGTTAATGGGATATTCTCGCGGTGGAGAACCAGTAACTTTTAAATTTCCAATGAGTGAGTATCAACAACAATATTTTCCCAATGCTTTGTATGATGCAATTGAGACTGGTATGTTACCATCGTCCACGAAAGCAGTTCAATTACCAGATGGTTCCACTTTTGAAATACCTAAATAGATTTCATTGAATAATTGGAGATTCCCCTTAAATAATAAGTATGGCGGGTATCGGAAGTTCAACAACACCATCTTCAAATAAACAGTATCAAGGGAGCGATGGAAAAGGCTCTACTTTCGATAGGAATATGCAATCCTATTTGAAGAATCGTGGGAATTTTATTCAGCAAACTCCTGACGAAGCAAAGAATACAAAATATAAATATTTCCAAAAGATTGGTTTACGCAGACCTGAAGCGATTGCTAAGAACTCTGTAGCTCTTAATAACGACTGGAATAACACAGCGTTTTCCGCTATTTACCAAGACAAATCCTTTACGGATTTGATGTATTCCCAAGCATCAGAAGAAAAACCAGGTCGTCTTAGAGACTACCGTATGATGGCTGCTTACTCTGAAGTGGCAGATGCTTTGGATGAAATTTGCGACGAAACCATTAACGTCGATGAAAATGGAGAAATTGTAACTCTTGATTTCCGCAATACCGATTTGGATTCAGAAAAAAAAGAAGAATTACAAAAAGAATTTTCTAAATTCTGTTCCATGTTGGAAATGGAAGATAATGGATGGCATTATTTTAGACAATTTCTTGTTGAAGGAGAACTCTTTTTTGAATTGATTTTGAAAGATGATTACATCAAACAAGGAGTTGTTGCTATAAAAAATCTTCCCGCTGATCAATTCGATCCCGTTTATGACAACATTCAGACGATGTTGGTCAAAGCGTTTATTTATAAAAAGCCTATTTTCTCCAGCGTCGATAACAAAAAAGTTGAACGCTACGAATACATTCCATTTGAAAAGAACCAAGTTCTTTATGTAAATAGTGGACAATATAATGAAACCAAAGATTTCATTATTCCTTTCATTGAAAATTGTCGTAGAGCTTATAGACAGCTTTCAATGATTGAGGATTCCGTGGTGATCCATAGAATGGTTCATGCCCCTCTTCGTTTCCTTTTCAATGTGGATGTTGGTAGATTGCCAGTTCCTCAAGCTGAAGCATATCTGAGAAAATTACAATCTCAATATTGGTCTACTAAGACTTTCGATTTGGATCAAAGTGATATTGTTAAAAAATATGCACCACAATCTACTCTAGATTCTTTTTGGTTTGCTAAAAGACAAGGACAGGAAGCAACAACAGTTGAAACATTTGGCGGTCAACCATCAGATGGTAATATGGATGTTTTGGATTGGTTCATCAAGAAACTCTATCGTTCTTTGAAAACTCCTACTTCTCGTTTGAAAGATGAAACGGGTTATAGCGATGGGACGGAAATGCTTCGCGAGGAACTTAAATTTGCAAAGATGATTATTCGTCAACAACAAAGATTTGCACAAGGTATCAAAAGAGCATTTATTACTCATCTCAAATTCAAAGAAATGTTCGATGAATATGATCTTTTCGAAGACAATATTCGTGTGGAATTTAATGTTCCGACGAATTTCTATGACATGAGAGAAAGTCAAAAACTTGAACTAAAAATTAACACATTTACCAGTATTACAAACAGCGAATTTGTCTCCAAAACCTTTGCCATGAAAAAATATTTGAATTGGAAAGATTCAGATATTCTAACTAATCGTCACTTCTTGAGAAACGAAGCAGAGTTCCTATACGAAATTGACCAAATTAAAGCCAACGGACCTGACTGGAAAGAACTTGCAGCTCAACAAGCTGGAGGTGCTGCTGAGGGAGAAGGTGGTGACATGGGCGACTTAGGTGGCGGTGGCGGTGGTGGCGGCGTTCCAGACTTTGGAGGAGGAGGAGCCACTATTGGTGGTGGAGAAGCTGATTTGGGCGGTGGTGAAGCACCTTCAGCAGAAGAAGCACCTCCAGCAGAAGAAGCACCTGAAGTTTAATTCAGAGGAATATTAAAATTCTTAGCATACTCTTTTGATTTCTGATCAAACGGATAAATTGTTCCGTGCCAGAGGTAATCTTTACCACCCTCAATTGGACCTAGAGGACGAACTTTTACCAACCATTCTCCCATGTATTCCCCACGGGAATTTTTAAATTTTAATTTACCTGAAAATTGTGAAGATGCATCGGTAGATTCTTCCCATCTACGCATGTAATCATCCAATTGAATTTCATCGTCTATGAAATTTTTCCAATTCAAACGAAGTAATTCTTCTGATGAAGTTGCACACAAATGGCAATATGTCTCATTAACTTGAATATTTATTGCTCTGGAAGTAGTGCGGAAAGATGGTTTAGGGTTCAGCCAAAACATCGCTTCTATTTCGGCTGTGATGATTTTCAAAGAATCTTTCATGGAACCACCACCATTGGGGGAGATTTCATACTCAACATTCTTTAATCGAGTATCTAAATTGGTAATACCTAATTTGATCTCTCGTAAAATATCTGGTATTTCATGTTTGGATTCGGAATAAATTTTATTTTTTTTATATTTTTCAATAATAAATTTTTTAATTTTTTTGAAAAAAACAAAAAAGGTGCTTACCAATCCAATAACAATTGAAATAGTTTGTGCGTTTTGCATTAAGAAAATCCATAAATCCATCATATTATTTACGTGCAGAAGCTAACACAGTTCAATGCGGAGTTATAATAAAATTTAGTTCCGTTATTAGATAGTGGAGACCACCCAGTATCAGTTGATTTATTACACACGTAAAAATAGTATTGACTACCATTATTAGCTGATGGATGAACGAAAACAGTGCTTTGACCCCAAAGTATAAAATCGTTGGAAGATAGGTAATAATATTTGGAACCATTATTGTTATTAGGATTCCAACCTGAAACAGTGGGAACGCCACAAGAAAGTTGGTAATAAACGGAACCATTATTGGATTCAAATGCCATATTATTATTTAGCTTATTAAATAATATTATGAGTCTTTGTCAAATAGAACCAATTTCAGCTTTCATGTCCACTAATCTTAATTCAAAGATTGAGTGTTATCAACGTTTGGGAGAAAGAATCTTGAGATTATTGGGACATCCAATGATCAATGTTGAATTGCATTATGACCAACTTTATGAAGCGATTTCAATGGCAACAGATTTTTATACAAAATACGCTGGATATTCAAAAGAATATGTAATTTTTGATAGTAACTTGTATGAAAGTGGTAAAGGAATCAGATTGGATACTCTTTTCACTGTGGCAAATTCTGGATATACGCCATCGGAAAAATTGAATGATAGGACAATTGGACCTAATCCTGATTATGAAGTGAAAATTCCTGAAGTATTGTATGTTTCCTTGTCCACCATACCAAATTCTTATTTTGCTTCTTCCTCCTCTTTAAGTGCTGTAGTTCCATCTGATGGTATTACATCCATGCAAATTATTGATAAAACCACTTATAATTTATTCACCACATTCAGACCTTCTTTGAGTTCTTTGTTTCAACAATCTTATCAAAAACCTTTCACCATTCAATGTGAACCAAAAGGAGATGTTCGCACATACAACAATATGTTCGATTATGACATCATGGATTATCGAAAAGTTGTTGATGTTATATCGTTTGAAGAAGGTTCCACTACTGGTGTGAATACATTGTTCTCCGTGGAGCAAACCATGGCACAACAATCATTCCACGCATATTCTCTTGGGAATTATGGTTTTGATATTCTTTCTTGGCATACTGTCAAAGATTGGATTGATACCAGAGAAAAAATGTTTGCTACAAGAAGAGATATTCATTTTGATCCTAGAACACAATATTTACGCTTGATACCACAGCCGAAAAACACCACATTCTATGGTTTATTGGAATGTTATGTGGAAAAACCGCTTCGAGATTTGGTAAAAGAAAAGTGGGTATTGGAATACTCCACTGCTTTATGTAAAGTTATGTGGGGAAGAATTTTAACCAAGATAAACGGAGTTACGCTTCCTGGTGGTGGTTCTATCAATGGTGATTCCATTTTGTCAGAAGGTGTCGCAGAAAAGAAAGAATTGGAACAATTCTTAATTGAAGGTGGCTATGGAGATTTCGATCCAGTGTCTTTCTCTGTTTTTTAATAATTATAATTGACATAATAACCATTTGACTAAATATAAAAGATGAGACTGTTTAGCGAAGAGGTGAAAATTACCTCGTCTAACTCTCCTCTGAACATCCTTCAAGTTAAAGATTTTCAAGAAGTCTTTTTCGGTGTTTTTGAGGTGCAGATAAACGAAAAAAAATATGTGGCAGAAAAGATTTCCGAAGAAAACGGAAATCCAATCGTATCTATTCTTGTGGAGGAAGGAAACAAGAAAGCACAATATCCTTTCTTACTTCTGAAAGGGAAACAAGAAATTTATTTCAATTCAGAAAGCGAACCAGTTGAAATCTTTGAATCGAATATTGAGAATGAAGAAAATGAAGATTTAGAAGTCAAAGATCTTATTGAAGAAAATTTTGATAATTCTGAAATTATTGAAGATAAAAAACAAGAAATTCTTGAAGAAATAAAAAGAGTAAAGAGAAATGCTGTAAAGAAATCTCTTGAAATTTTAGAACATAATAAAGCGAAAAATATTCAAGATATTAAAAATGAGAGTAGGAAAAAAGAAAAAGCTCTCAAGGGATACTTGGAATCGGCAAGAGAAAATCTTGTAGGTGAATTTACTATCATTTCTGGAAAAATTAAAAATGAATTAATTTCAGATAATGATTATAAATTTGATGAGATTCGTGAAAGTATTGATCTTAAAATTCAAGATATTGCTGACAATCTAAATGAATCTCTTGGGAAGAACTTTCAAAATTCCTCTAAGCTGATTGATAAGTCTGTTAAACAATTAGTCAAAGAATTATACGAAAGTAATATCAACCCGAAAGTTGATAAAGAATTAAAAGATATTGCCGAAGAAATTGTTGAAAAGGTATCAGAAATTGATAAAAATCTCAACAATAAATTGGATGAAAAAGCTGATGTTTCTTTAATCGAAGGTGTTAATAAGGAATTGGATGCCATTCGTGATGCTAATATTGAACTTAATAACTCTCTAAACAAAGGTGTTCAAAAAGCATTATCCAGAGTTGGAAATGTTGATAAAAGAATTTTGGAGATTTCTGAGAAATTTGATAAAAAAATCTCAGAAACAGAACAAGAAATCACACAATATTTCGATGAAAAGTTATCCTTAGTAAAGGAAGAGACTTTAGATATTACAGATGAAGCGAGGAAATATTTTCATAATCTTATTCAAGAAAGTAGAAATGGATTGCTTTCTGAGATTCGTAAAATTAAAAATGAAAAACCAGTTGAATATATTTTAGAATCCAAAACAGGGAAACCAATCGTAAAGGATTGGGACTCTATTGAAAAGGATTGGAATAAAAAAATTCACGATAAATTTGAAAATTATAAAACCGATTTAAGAAAATATGTAGCTGTTTATGCTTCTGGCGGTGGAACAAATGCCACACAATACCAAGACGGTGGCACGATGAACGGCAATTTAACCGTTACAGGTGCTATCTCAGCATCGAACTATCTTGGTTTGGTTATACCTAATCCAGATCTGTCAAAGTATCTACCACTATCAGGAGGAACCGTTACAGGAGATCTAACTATAAATAATACACTCTCAGTATACTCTCTGTCAGCTAATCGTATTTTCGTATCTCAGTTAGACGCACTATCTGCTAACATCACAGTCATTGACATCAAGCAATACGAATTGTCTGGTTTCAATGTAACTGGAAACTGTACAATTCAAGGTAGCGTTAGTTCAAACAATGCTGTTTATGGTTCTAACTTGGTTTATCTTGGTGGTAATACAGCAGGATCTAATCTTATTATCGGAACCAATGACAGCTATAATTTAGCTCTTGAAACCAATGGTGTAAACAGAATGACTATCTTGAGTTCTGGTGAAGTGGGTATCAACGGACCTGCTGCTGCTGGAACTGCTCTTAGTGTTACTGGCACTGGTAGCCTCAGTAGCATTACGCTAACTAATAATTTAATTGGTATCCAAATGAATAGTGCAAGTATCACATCTGATACTTCTCAAGCTCTATTTTTAAAACAAAATGGAACTAACAGATTAGTTACTGATGGTAATGGTGTCAGTGTATTAGGGACTGCTTTATTTGTTGGATCTTTTTACGGGAGTGGCACTAGCTTCAGACTAACCCCAGAAGCTGTCAATACAGTTGGTCTAAAAAATACCAGTGGTTCTACCGGTATGACATTTAATATATACAACGCTGGTACAAGTTTCGGAGACAGAGCTAGACTTGGTTGGGCATCTAATAAATTCCAACTGGCATTAGAAGGCACTTCATACAGAGATTTAGAAATACAGACAGGTGGTTCTACAAGAATGACTATTCTAAGTTCTGGTAACATTGGTATTGGGACATCTACGCCATCAGAAAAAGCATTGCTAGACCTGACCAGCACCACCAAAGGATTCTTGCCTCCGCGCATGACCACTACGCAGCGAGATGCAATTACATCACCGCCAGCCGGATTAATGATTTACAACACCACAACAAACAAGTTAAATGTCTACACAACCGCATGGGAAGCCGTGACATCGCTATGATCGACCTAACAAACAAAAACCAAGCACAGAACGAATGCTATCATAAGTTCTGGAATCGTGACCCTCAAATTATCCTTGATAGTATCAATAGTAACATAGCATTGACACT